GTATAGCGTAATTTGTTAGTTCTCTATAATTATTTAATTTTAAATCCGCAACATCAATTACTGACGTAAATTCTGTTTCAAATCCCTTCTGTTCAATACCATAAACCCTTATTGTATCTATAATAAATCTAGTAGATATATTATTGTCTATATAAATGTCTAAATCATCTTCAATTGAAGTCTTATCACCAAAAGAATTTATAGCATCAACATAAGTCGCGAATTGATTTTGAATAAAGTCCTCTTTAAGTTCATTCGATATTGCCTTTGGTAAATAAAAATCAGCATATATGTTACTATCATCCTCGGTCCAATGTATTGAATTTTCATTTAAATTATTCAATCTAATTTTATCTAAAGATTCGATATTATCCTCTCTATTTTGAGAGTATTTTGTTATATCATATGAATCTTTTACCTTCATTATTGTGGAGGCAAAAAAGTTTTCCTTTTCAATTGGACTTAAAGTTCCATTTACCAATTCAGATCTACCCGCAGAAAAAGATTTACTAAAGAAATCAAACGCATATTTAGATTTAAATAAATTTATATTCTTTTTATCGATCGCAATTTCTCCAATTTTAGGATATATTGGTAGTTTATCGGTTGTTTGCGACAATTTTAATACACCTTTAGAATTTTCGTCATTTACTTTATGATAAAAATAATTTTCAATATATCCAAATGAGTTTTCTCTATTCTTATGAGATTCAAATGATATTCCTTGATAATTAAATTTATTATAAATCAATCTTTTTCTCTCATCAATAGTCTCTTCTGCTATTTTATAGCTTGTATATATGTCTGTAAAACCAACAACTTTATTAAAAATAGGATTATAATCTCCGTTCATTCTTCTTAAAACAGTAATATAACCACCATCTTCTCTTTCTACAATAACATCGCCTATAGAACCTGACTTTAATTGATATGCTTTAGGTTTTTCAGGGTCGGTATTTGGCTTAACAAGTGATGGCTTTATAAAATCAGTACCACTCTCAACACTTAATACAAATTGGTCTTTAACGATGCTTCCATCTTTTAAAATCGTAGTATATTCTATGTCTCCGTATTTATTAAATCTTTCCGCAAAGTTATATGCATTTAATTGTTCTAATATATTTGAGAATTCATTACTACCGGCACTTAAATATGTAAATTGAGTTCCAAGTCCAATTAAACCAAAGTCAGAAGACGAAAGCCTACTTGTTGTAGGTATATTATTAACAGTGTCCCATTTGTATGGATAACCCTGTACTATTATTCTGTTTTTATCAATAACTCTACGTACTTTCATTGCCCATGTTTCTCCACCGAATTCGAAAGCAACCCAAGAATATTCTCCAACAGAGTTTACTGTTATGTATTTTTCAAAATCAGCACTGCCATCAGCAATTGAGAAAACGGAAGCGGTTATTGTAGCCTCTCCATCAACAGAACCCCAAGAAGAACCCGCCATATCGATATCAAATGGTATATCAGTGTCTATAACCTCTCCATTTTTAGTAATATCGTTAAGAGAATATACTGAATATCTGTCTAAATACTTTACATCATTATCAATTACCTTAATATTTATATAGACACATATAAATTTGAAAACGTCATTCTTTATAACTTCAAATGTAATCGTGTTTTCATCAGTTGACGTATCTGTGTAATTTACAATCGTTGCAAATTTATAATCATTAACTTCAAAAGTATTTATGAAATCACTAGGCTCTTCTTTAATACTCTCCTTTCTTTTCTTAAAATTATATCTAAGTCCTCTAAAAACAGTTGAAGAATCTCCTTGAGTATTTCCTCCTCTAAATTTAGAGTAGTTTACTTTTAATTTATTATCAATCCATTCCTTTGGATTAGCGATTGAACCATCATCCTTTAAATAACCATTGAATAACAGAGCGTGTTTAAAATAATTAAAATTAATATCCTTTAAATTATCAGGTGTTAAATACTCTGAGGTTCCTCCCATATTAATAGTGGAATAATTCATTAAATCTATTTCTGGATAGTCTAAATAATAATTAGGAATTTTATTAATATGAAAGTGCTCCATATTTAAATATTCCGTATTTCGTTCTGAAGAAACCTCAATATTAGGTGACATATTATCTGAACCAAAAGCTTCACTTGCATTTAAAACATACTCTAGATTTTTAGCATTGCTAGCATCCTTTAATTGAAATTTACAAATGGTAGGAACTATTCTACTTTTTAGAGCAGTATCTTTTAATTCATTTTCATTAAGTCTATCATATTCATTTAAAATAGTTTCTAAAATTTCTTCATCCTCTCCGGTATCACTTAATACTGGTGTCAACCAACTAAAATAATCAATTGGTTCGGTATATTCTTCGTAATCCGAACCTACAATGTTAAGTCCACCATTATAAAATAATGTAGGGTATTGTCCACTAATTGCTGTAGGTAATGGTGTTGTTGTGTCTATTTCAATATAAGTAGCCAACCCGGTTAGATATCCAGATAAATAGACATCAGTAATTTCTAATTTTTCTCCAGTTGAAAGTAAAACAAAATCACCAATACTAATGTCTGCTTGAGCGTCCACATTATATAATACAATTGCATTGAAACCTTGATCTACATTTTCGTCAACGCCACCTCCTGCTGTGATTTCTGGATAGCTTAATACTGAAATTGTTTTTAAGCCTTCTATATTAATTGATTTTAATATATCTCCTGTGTTAGAATTTCTATTTGAATAAAAATCAAAATCAAAGTCTTTAAAATCGTATGCTGCAAATTTACCATGTTTTGTTGAATAAATCTCATACAAATCTAATACCATATCTTTAGGTAATTCAACTGGTTTTTCTAAAATAACCCTCCATAAATTATCATCAAAAGGATCCTTATTAATTTCAATAATCTTAGAAAATTTATCTATATTTTTGGATTTAATATATTCACCAATATTTAATTCTCCAATTTCTCTATAATCAACATAAATTAATTCATTATTTGAAGAACCTGCTATCGGCGTAATTATATCCCATTGTGAAATTATAGATGGGTCCATTTTAACAGTATCTAATTCACCGTCATTTATTGTTATAAAATTAGTGTTGTTTAATTTAAATACACCAAACGCAGTTTGTCTTCTTCTATTACCATCTAAAAAATCTTCAATTATAATCGAGGTACCGTTAACGTACACTTTATATTCAATTAGAGAAACACTTTTTATAGACTGCGAAATTGCACTAGCAACCTGTTCTAGATTACCAATACTCGAAAACCTATTGTTAACAAACGATCCAGCAGGGATTGAGTTATCTGCTATAAATGTGAATTGACCTAAATTATTATTCTCTATTTCAATTTCTGATTTATCCCCTATAAAAAATCTATCATTAACATTTGGGTTTTGATTAATCGTAATTTTTATAAACCCCTTTGCCTTTGATTTTCCTTTAATTGCAGTAAGCCTTTTTCCAGTTTTTGAAAAACCTTTAAAATCAGAAATACTTGAACCATTTAAAGAAATTGGTAAATCATACTGCTTAATATTTTTAGATCCATTCTTAACATGGTAGAATTTACCATTTTTATCTTTAATATAATTTAAAGTCGGAATTAATATATCTTCCTCATTTAATAACATATCAACGTCTGTCAGTGATGTGTTTTCTATATTATAATAAGTTTTGTATGAATTCACATTCGGTGAAACAAAACCTAACGAATCAATATTATCTATACGAAATGAACCCTCGTCAAAATCATCACAGTAAATTCCAAAATATCTGTATATTTTATAATCTTCTGCAGTGTAATCATCAAACAGGAATTCTAAGTTCATAATATTGGCAGAAACCAAACCATGTCTTGCAAAACCTTTAGTTATTATTTCATTACTTAATATTTCAGGGTAATCCACTGAAGTGTATGATGTGTCTAGAACTTCTGATTTACTAGCAAAACCTCCTTTTACAATATCAATACCATTATAGAAAGATTTCTCTCTTTCTTTAAAGTTCATTGTTATCGAACCGTTTGGAAATTCTTTATCATTTACATGCTTATATATGTATTTTCCTATTTCAGAATTTTTTGTTAAATCAAATGTTTTAATAATAGTAGCATTGTTTAAAAGTTCTAACACTCTATTATTTTGACCCTCTAAGTTTTCTTCGTATTTTTCTTTATAGTCAACATCCTCCACTCTATATACTACAAATTTCTTTGGAGTATTTTTATCTAACCAGATTGGTGCAAATAATCTATATTGTTCGTCATATAATTTTGTAGAATTATGGGTTGCCCCATATTGATAGTGCGTTTCATATTGATTAGCAAAATCAGAATATACTGTAAGGTCGGAGTATTTTTTAAGAATTTGGTATCTTAAACTCAGCGGAATTTTTTTATAGAATTTTGCAATATCTGTTGAAAAACTACCCGAGGACTTAATAGGATATTTTTGAAACTCTACTTTTGAAAGTTCCTTATTTGCCTTAAACGAGCCTAAATACATAGATTCATTCGAATCAACAATAACTTTAATATTGGTGGTTAATCTAGGGTTTGTTCTTAGTAGCGCAAACGATTTATTTTCAATAGGTGATATGGCACCACCTATATCAGATATACCATCACCATTATTGTCTATAAATCCTAAATATTCTGGATCTCCTGGGCTGTAAATGCTCATTATTCTATTTGTATATTTATATTCTATATATTATAGAAATACAAGCACTCAAGAATTCCACAAAATCTTCTTGTGCATATATAGTTCTATACACTATATATCACAATTTATTAAAGTTAAGTATTATTAAAATTGGTCTATTTGAGGTAGAGAGAAATCATTCTCGTAAGATAAGTAACTTCTTCTTCCTCCTCCAGAATATCCAGAAGATATTTGAGGGTTTGTGTTATAGCTAGAAAGCATTGATTTAGTAATATTATTAATGCTTTTACCTCCAGATCTAAATTTAGCATATACCTCAACATCAAATTTAAATTCTTCACCTGACTTTTCAAATATATCGATACCTATTTTCTTAGAGTACGTTAAGTTAGCAAACACATTGTTGACTATCCCACCAATACGACCCTTACCAGTGTTACCTTTACCGTAATAATCAGTCATTCTATATTGGAAAACCATATCAACGCTAATTGAATTTTTAGAACCTCCATTTACTATCTTCTTACCAGATTTATTAGACGCATCGACAACAATGTCATTTTCATTTAACGGTGAAAGATATAAGAAAGAACCACACGAATGTCCACCTAATAAATACCTATCCTCAGGTGAGAATGAATTATTAGATGTTAACCTAATACCAGCATTCCCATTATTATTAAGAGTTCTTGTATATCTTATTGGCGTTTGCATTTTACCATAAGAATCTGTAGATCTTCTAACTGCAGTTTTTGGCATACCTACAAGACCATTACTTTGTATATCAAGTATCGGCGTAGCTGATGTTGAATAACCACCCTCTAATAGAGGATGTTCAACGTGTAAATAAATACCGTTACTATAATCATCATAAGTTACGTTACTTCCGCCTAAATCAGTGACATTAGGAACCCCGCTACTAAATGATCCAGCCCATATAAAATCGTCAACCCCAGTTGTTGTAGCATATGGTGCTTCAGAAGCAGATTGATAATCCTTACCACCATTAGAAGTTGTGCCAACCCCTGAAATTAAGTAAGATAAACCATATTCATATTTATCGTAACCTGTAGTATCTAGTGGATCTATGTCTCCTAGATTTGCTCCATTATCATCAGATGAAATATATAATCTTCCATCATTTGCAATATTTTTATATCTAGAGTATATCCATTGACCTCTTAATTGCATTGACTGTTCAGGTCCAACATTAGAGTATATGTTTTGATTCTGTGATAGTATATTCTGATAAACAATAGGAACTTGATCGTACAGAGCCTCATTTGTGTAATACGCGTCATTAATTATTTCTGAATCAAGTGGGCCAACTGCAGGTCCTATAATAGATCCTGTTGTTGCATCTATTTGAGGAAAACCAAATGGGCTTCCAACCTTAGAACCATAAACTTGTTTAGTGGTATCTCCAATAATTCTAGATATTAATTCAAGATTAGACGCTTTAGTATTCGATAAATCAATTCTAAAGTTTTTAGTAACAATACTTCCTTTGAAATCTTGAGCAGGTACTTCATCAATGTAATATCCAGCAAATAATTTAACAGTTGTGTTGTTTGTTACTGGTGTGATGTTACCGTCCTCGTCTATAATTTGTACTACTAATTCTCCAACCTCTCCATCTATAAGTTCTCTTAATCTTAGAACCTCGTTTTGTAAACTTAATAATTTTTCATAAACACTTAAAGGTACTAATGAATCATTTGTAAATCCTGACGCTAAAGAGCTTGCGTTGTGTGCGAAATATTTATCATTTGTTGTAAATGAATCAGTGACGTGAGTATATACTCCTTTTGATTCTAAATCTTGATCTAATTGAACTTTTAGGTTGTCAAAACTATTAATACCTAATATATCACTAATTGCGTCTGTTGCAAGTTCTCCTTCTGGAAATTCTATTCTAACAATTTCAGACCAATCTGAAGTCACTGGGTTTGCTGGAAATCCTGCTTCAGAAACAGATTTTACCATAACTTCTACAATCTCACCAGAGCTAATAGCAATATCTAACGAATTAAAGTTAATAGCTTGAGCGTCTTCTTCGCTTTCTAAAACCCATTCATATACACCATTACTATTTAATTCTCTTTTTCTTACAGGTCCATTAACTTCAACCCAATTAGAAAATGCTGCCGTTTTTTCAGACTGATTAGCAGTGTCTGTAAATTTTATTTGTTCTACCTCACTTGTTTTACCAGAAGTAGAAACGTATCTATATCTAATTTTAAATTGTACAACCTCTTGTGAAATGCCATCTCCAAGCTTCTTTGCATCTGGAATTGACCAAAAACCTCTAACTCTAAATTTAGGAGTTACTTTAGCAAGGTCAACAGATTCTGCAGCAGCCTTAATTTCAGTTACAATAGATGCAAATAATTTAGATTCAGAATCTCTTTCACTAATTAAAGATGCTAATTCACTTTTTTGTCCATCTCTTTCAGTTGAAGATTCAAACTTTTTGGTATTTAACAGTGCTTTTTTCTGCTTAATAACCTCGTCTAATTGTTTTAAATTTTGTTCAACTGCTATTTTATCAGCCTTTAATTGCTTAATTTTAGAGACTGTAGTATTATCAGTTAAGTGCTTATTTATTTGAACGACTTTGAAATTATCATTACTTAATTCTGGTGAATTTGGCGTTATACCAACACCAGCAGGTGGAATGTAATCTACCTTTAATGATTTAATGAATTGACCAAAATCAGAAACCTCATCTCTATAGTATGTTGCTAAGTTCTTTTTATTACCTTCAGCATCGATAATTACCAAGTTGTTAGAGAAAAACCCGATTCCTGGAGAAAAATCTTCAGAAGGTACATTTGATAATGGATCTATAGGCTTGACAAATACAATTTGTCTTTCGTTATAACCAACTTTAACCTCGATACTAACATTAGTATCTAAGTCTTTGTATATTCCAAGTTGATTTGATCCAAGTCTAATAGCCTCGAATCCCTCTAATAATTGTAACTCAACCTGTGTTGTTGAACTATCTATCGATTTTACCAAATATCTGGTAGCATAATTTCCAGAATTAACAATAACTGAATCTCCAACTTTTAATACTTCAGTATCTTTAAGTGTTTTAGATGAATCTGTGTAAGTTAATTTGTTAAGCGTATATAATTTAACCGTTTTAGTTTGGGTTGAGCCGTCAATAGTTGCTGTTCTTTGGGTGTTGTCTATCTTAACAACATCAAATGCTCCAGTATATTGAACTTCTCTTATTGGCATATCAACAACCTCAGAATCTTTATAGTATTTAAGACCCTCTTCAATTAATGTGTTGTTGAATTCCTCATATGAAATTTCACTAGAACCATCCCATACATTTTCAAAAAATTCAAGAGTAGCAGCATCTTCATTATTTAAAATAAATCTTTCAGTGTATACTCTCTCAGTTTCGATTGGAATTTGACCGCTAACATCTAAATTAACAGTTAAAAGTGGGTTTAAGAAATCTTCAAAAAACTCATTTAGCTTCGTGCTAAACTCAGTTGGAGCAGCAAGTGAAGTTATTGATTTTGAAGGACCTTTAAGTCTAGAAGTGTGTATTGTTCTATATGAGCCATCCTTAAGTCTAACATTTGCATTCGCGCCATCCAATCCGCTAATTGCACTCATGTTTTTATTAAGTCTTTCAATTTCAGACTTTAAATAACCGAACGCAGGTATTTGGATGGTCTCCATTTGGCCTGTGTTATTATTAAACAGATCAATTACAACAGTTTCTTTATCTGTTGTAATCGCCTCATTAATTCTATTAAAAGTCTCTAGCGAGTTAGTGTTTAACTCTAAAAACTGTTCAAGTAATTGTGAAATTGAATTGCTAGCGCTCATATTATCTTATAATTTCTAGATCGAATGTCTTATTTATTCTATCAATACATATAAGTTCAAGATACGGTTTGTAACTTAATATATTATTAGTATCAATAGTTGCTTTAAGCATCCAACCATTATTTTTGTCTGTGTAAATATTAATCTTATTGGCTCCTAAAACAGGCAAATCATTCTTAAAAGAAAATTTAATAGTCTGTCCTACTTCCCACTGATTAATACTATCATCTAAGTATATATTTATATTTCCGTTCAACGCGCTCGAATCAACGTAAATATTAATAAGATTTTCGTATGGTTTAACTCTTGCAATAATACCAGTTGAAGAGGCTGTAGTAGGATTAAACTTATTAGAAGCATTAATTAAACTACCGTTTGTCCCTGAAACAATATCATAGTTATATAATTTAGGTAGTGAATACCCATAATTAGAATTAACTATTTTAATTTTTCCATTTTTAGATTTATCAATTAATGTACCATTTCCAGCGTTAACAACATCTGTATTATATTGAATCTCTGCCGGTATTTGACCATTTATTACTTGATTTAATCTACCATTTACAGACGTTATCATATCTAATATTGAAGAAGAGTCTGCGTAATTTAGTGCAGCATTTTCAACATTGGACTCAAGTGATTCAATTCTATCAATAATATTATCCTGTGCTCTTGAAGTCAATAATAAATTTTCAAGGTCATCTACCCTACTTGCTATTTTAGCATATGCGTTATTTGCTTCTACTAATAATCTAGCCGCATTTTCAAGAGATGTTGTTGTGTCCAAGAATATATCCATCGAGAACGTTGAAAAATCATTAATATTATTTTCAACACCAACATTATCTAAAGAGGTATTAAATTTAACGTTTAATTTAAGAGCAAACGCATTACCATTTAATCCAGTTACGTCGTTAGGTTTATATTTTGTTAATTCAGGTATATACCATCCAGTACTTCCAGGATCGTTTTTCCAATTATCTAAAATAATAATACCATAAAGATTTGTAGCTTTATTCGCGATATTTGATTTTGAATATATGTCATAGTATACTAAAATAGCATTAAATCTAAAATCACCACCTCTTTGAGAATATTCTAAAAAGTTGCTTAATTTAGCGTCATTTACTATTTTAGCATATATTTCAGGGTTCCACTCAATTCCATAATTATATTGATCAGCTGGATCTATACTAATATTTCCAGTGTTATTATCTCCAATTGATTGTAAGTCTAGCTTAGGATCTGGGTGGGTTTGTCCAACTCTACCATTTATTTCATTCTGAATTATTGAGTACCCAGTCGCGGTTGTATTATAATTGTTTGATTTAAATAAAACATTGGGAGTATATCCAACTGAAGATGGAACGTTTACAAAAATTTCGTTGTACACGTTACCCTTATAGTTTTTATCATTAGAAACATCAATGTTTCCAATATATTGAACAACTCTACTATAATTTGTACCAATATTTGAGGTATTATTGGGTACCTCTATAGCTCTTGAATAAGAACCTGCAACCTCTTGTGAAGTTGCTTGTTGTAGTCTAATTCCACCAATATGATTTAACCATTTAAAGAATATTTTTTCAGAGTCTGAGGCAAACAAAACTGGATCAAAGTCATCATCATTTAAAATAAAGTTTTCTAAATTTAATGCATAATTTTGAAAAGTATTCGCAAAATGGATATTAGCGTTTGGGTCTGCTATACCAGAACCAGTGCCGTCATCATAGGGTATATTTGTACCACCATCAAATAGATTACTAAATTGTATATAGTTATCACCGCTTGTAGGCGTAGCAACAACTGGAATATCTAAAAGCGCAAACTTCGAGTATTCAAAATTTATATCTGGGTTGTAATACGCTCTTGTCAAATCCCTTGCAGCGCTTGAAAAAGCGTACATGGTACCACCCTGTTCTTGCGGAATTCTTATTAATGGTGTAGCCATTTAATTTTATTATTTGTTTTTATTATGAGTTGTTGGATATAACATACCAAATAGAATTATAACATCTAAGTGTTATAGATCTTCCATCATTGACGTTAATATCTGTTGTATATCCTGAAATATTAGTAACATCGAATAATACCGAACCTCCAACTGGAATAAACGTAACTTCTCTACCCTCTACTCCAGCATTTAATAGTATTGGAGATGCTGCTAGGGGAGCTGTTGCGTCTATAAAATAAGTCGACTCTTCATATTCATTAATCACCGGCATCGATATGATACCACTTGTCGCTGAACTTGCAGCTGTCTTTTTTACGATTCCCTTTTCTATAAGTAAGTTTGCTGAAACTTTAGATTCTACATTATGTACTACCTGATTATTAGTTACAAGAAGGGTATCTAATGTACCATTATTTATTTGTAACTCTGCACCAGATATTTTACCAGTAAGAGTTAAATCTTGGTTGGCAGTATCTAATAAAGCCTCAATTTCAGAAAGACCAGTGTTTAACTCAGAGAAATTATCATTAAGAATAATTCTAGAGGAAGATAAACTATCTGTACCTAGTATTTGTGTAATGTTTGCCATTTTAAATAATTTTAATTATGTTTTTATTTGTTGTATTTATATTTCCATTAACATCCATAAGTTCTAACTCAACTGAATATTCTCCCTTATGCTTGAATAGGTGTGTTAGCCACTTATTATTATAATATATATCCTCAATATTTAGTGTATTATTTTTCAACACCCATTTTTGAGAAACTATACCAGGCATATTTGTTGTATCATAAGAAAGCGTTAAGTGATTTAACATTCTTAATTCTTTATGAGTGTCAATTAATTCTAAATCAAAAAATGTTGGATTATAACATTCGTGGTGTTGTTTAGACCCTGCTAATATTTCTCCACCTAATACGTTATTAAATAAAACATCTTCATATTCATAAGATCTTGAAGGTTCTTTTCCAACTGCTAATATGTAATCACATGTATCTAAGGTACCATCACCATCATTATCTACTAAAATGGCATTAAAATTAAACTTAGTAATTATTGGGTGGTCCTCCGGATCTAAACCATTTAATTCAGCTGATACATTTAACCAAGCATTTATGTCTGATGGATTAACTGGGTAGGCTGATGTAATTATATAAGAGTCGGTAATTAATTGATTTGAAACTGGGTGTTTTTGTATGATTTGAAAGAAGTGACCATTTGAGTGTCCATTTGAAACACTAACATTCATTTTAAAAGATGCATTAATGTCACTACCAACCCTTGTCATATTCCAATCAATATCTTGACCGTCATTCCACGCATGTGGCTTTAATTCATTCCATCTGTATGGTCCTGTTGTTTCACTAAAACCAGTTAGACTTGCTGTATCTGCATATCTTCTAACCGTTGAAAATTCATATCCACCAACATCATTCGCGTCATGAATATAATTTGCTCTATCTAGAGTTAAATAGTATGTTGCAATTATATCATCAACCTCGTCTAAATGCTCTGTTGAGTGATTCCAATCCGACCCAACGTTATTCCATGAATATCTATATTGATTCCAATTTAATTTTGGAAGAGCCTTTTGAGAAATACCGTAAATCTCAACATTCTTATTTTTTACGTTAATATAATTGGTTTCTCTAAATGAACTTCTAATATTAAATAAATCGTATAAAGCCAATTCGATACTATAATCACCAGCATAAGGTAAAACAACTGGTATTTTTGAGTGAGATTCTAAATCACCTCTAAAAGTTTTTTGATATCCTCTAGGTCCCGTGACAATCCACTCAACTTCATATATGTTTCCTTTCCACCAATTATTCCATTCTAAATGATCGTCTCCTGTGTCTTCAGCATCCATCCAAGAGAAGTTTGCTTCATTCCACATATCATTATAAGATTCTACATTTAATATAACTGGTGCACCTACCGGTATACCAGCAATCGTATTGAATGTGTCTAAATTAACATCATAGTATTTTGTATAAAAAAGATCAATTGAATTACAAACACTTTCAGATACATTTAAATATATTTCAATATTTGAAGGCCCAGACATAGTATATGCTGGGTTAATAGCACCGTTAGTTGTTATAACAGTGTCAGTACCGTCAAAGGATACGTCTAATATTCTTACATATTTTCTAGTTGTTGTAGATTCTAAATAAGAAAAATCTAGAGTACACTCTTGTGTTAAATCTTCGCCGGTTATTCTCAAAATATGATCCTCGAATCCAGTGATAATCGAGTTATTTAAAAAAGATACATTTACGATCTCATATTCATTCGCTAACTCATTAAAATCTTGATCCAAGCCGGTTAATCTATAATCAACCTTTCTTAAATCTTCGATAAATAATTGTCTTTCTTCCGGGTACCTTTTAAATTCAACATTAACACCAGCAGTTTGGTCTTTAATAACATGTTGGTTATTCCAAACATTCATATTAAATTGAGAGAAATAATCGCCCTCTCCAGTAATATCGACTATTTTTGCTTGTAGCGGTAAATAATCTCTTTGTAATTTTCTTTTTAGTCCATATAGTTTTATAAGAACTTCATCTGGCGAAAAGTCTAAAGATTCTTTGACTGTTGGGATATCCCATTCATCAACTCCACCATCAGCTTCATTCAATCTATATACTAAAGAAAATCTTGAAGTTTTCTTTTGATTTGAATTTGGTAGTTGGTTACCGTTGTTTTTGTTAGCTAAAAAACCAACTTCTTTTTGGTTAGGTACAGCAACTGCTTTTAATTTACCAAAGTTTTCGCTTTGTTCATTAATATTTAACCAATATTCTTTAAGGGTTATTTTATCATATCCAAAAAAGTCAATTGCATTTAAAAGAGCTTTATATGTTCCGACAAACGGTTTGATTTGTGAAGCTTGTAAAAGTAGTTCCTTTCTCTTTTCATTTAAAATCTTCCAATCAGTAGAAAGTTCTTTAACGTCTGATTTTTTAAATATGAAATAGTCGCTCTCCTCTAGTAACATACCCATGTTAGATAAAAGAACTTTCAATCTTTCATCTTCGCCAACAACTTCACCATAAATTCTAATTCTAGCAATCTCAAGATCGCTTCCACCATTAGTATCTGGTTGGTATATCCTTAGTATTCTAGTGTGATATCCTTCATCATTACTACTTAAAGCTATATTATATGTTACGGCATTTGATGTTACATTAGGTTGCGCTATCGTGAGTCCATTTACTGGGTTCGTGCTACTATAATAACTAGAATCTAAAACTGGTACCTCCTGTGTTTTATTCTTTTCAACAAATAAATCACCGTCTCTTTGAGTGGCGCCATATAAAAATATGTCATCACTAAATTCATAATCATCTAAGAATTCAGCCACATATTTAGGAGATCCTATTAGGTTAGAAATTGGAGTAACGACTCTTTCGCTTCCAAGAGAAGTTTCAACCTTTTCAAGAATGTGTATTGAAAGGGTTTCATATAATCCAGTAGAAACTTCAGGCAAATAACATACGCCTTCCCATACCAAATCGTTCTGATTAAACAATAGGTTTAGGTCATTTGAATCATTATCAAAAAATCTTAGATTCTGAATTGCCATTTATTATTTTACTTTTTTGTCATCTTTTTTAATAGTGTAAGATTTGTAAGATCTTAAATATGAAACACTATCAATTATATCTGCAATTACATGTTGTATCATAACTAAAAAATCTGATAAATTAGGATTTCTTTGAATATGACCCGAAAGAGAATTTAATAAAACGTTGTCCCTATATGTATTAGGAATATTTTTACGATTATCTAAAATATTTCGCCTAACATCGTAATTTTTCTTTTTACGTACCTTAAATAAATTTTTAGTGATATCCATTACAATGCTTTTCTATTTTGTGCCTGTAATTTCGTAAATACAGTGTTTTTAATTGCAGGTTCTTCAAAGTAAACTGAAAGTGCTGCTTGTTCTCCCATTCTAGCGTCATCTGGTATAATAGAACCAGATCTATCTTGCCAACCACCTCTAAATAGAGCAACCTCTTCTTTTTCAAGAATAATATCGCCAAAAGAATCTAAGTTAATTACATTCTCCGGTAGCGGTGCACCTGGTTCAAAATTAACCTGATTTTTGGTAACCGTTCTTTTAAAGAAAACATATTTTTGTTTTCCATTTCCGATACCTTCTAGTGTTGGCGTACTTGGTGTTACAGTTACTGTTTCAGAAACATAATACCCAAGTCTTCTTGCTGTTTCTTCTTTTTCAGAAGTAAACATAACATTTACTGAGTCTATTCCTTCAACGCCTTCTAAAAGTGCAATAATGTCTGATTTAGGTAAACGATCTCTACGAGTAATATTAATTAAATAATCGGAAATCTTTGCTCTAATTTCTGAATGAAGATTTGATTTACTGTAACCTTCAAAATATCTAACTTTAACATCCATTCTAAAATATTGAACCTTAGGTTCGACTATTTTTACTTCAGTCGTAACCATTTGCCTTCCACTATTTTCTAATGTTGAAAGTATTCCATTCTTCTCGTCTTCTGAGAAAAAGAATTCATCTACTGGAATATTAAAATAATCGTTATTTTTAGTTATTTTTCTTTTTGTATCAGGCAACATGAATAAGTATATAACGTTATCGTCATCAATATATCCATCGTCTGTTGTGTTATACGCATCTAAGTATGAAAACATTCCATACTTGGATAAAAATGCCTCATAATTATCTGGAGTTGCTAACACGAATGAGTGCGATTGTAATGGAGCTAATAATTTTGTCAGCTCAGTACTCTCAGGATCGGATCCCATTTTTGGAGCAGCTGTAAAATTAGCTTCTAATAATTTATTTAAATCATAACTTTCGCCGATAGAATCAAATCCCTCAGATTCAAATTTAAATTTAATATCTCTTGATCCTGTTAAATTACCTAAAGATCCATCATTTACTAAATATTCAACATCTATAGTTGCACCTTCTACTGGGATTTCTCCAAAAGAACCATTTCCAAAATAAATATCAAGTCCTCCAGTTATACCAGTCTTTACCAGATACCCCTTTGTACCAACCTTCATATCATATAAAGAATCATATTTAGTCCACAATTCACTATTAACTGTGACTCTAACGTGATGATGGTCTGTGTTTCCTTTTATTATAAAATTAAAAGATTGTAAACTTTCTCCGGTTCCAGTTGCGGTTTGAGATTCAATTTTACCTTGAATAACCGGTATTGTTATATAGTTTGAATTGCTTTTTTCAATTCTAAATTGGTCTTGATTAGTTCTTAAAATATATTCAAGTCCATTTTTTTCAGCCTTAATAATAGTATTTGCTGGAATATTTAGAGCATCTCCTGCTATTTCATTTCCAGCAGACGTATTTAATCTTACTTGAATTTCTCCAATTGCAGCAGAACCCCTAAATGAATCATGTCCTGCAAGTCTTGATAAACCATATATTGATTCTGGATTATTTGCTGTTAAAATATTTTGTTCAACTGTAGAATCTTCAATATAATAAAATATCAATTGTGATATTTGGGATAAAACATCTAATATTTGAGAAAATGGAGATGCTGTAGTAAATAACTCACCGGCACGACCATACACCCTAGCAATATAAGATCGAGTATCTGCGATCATTTCACTAGCTTTAATTCTAGCCGTCGATAAAAATTTAAATTCTGCCATCTTATTATTTATTCTAATTTTATATGTAGACCTCTATTTTATATCTGTTGTCTACAGTTATGTCAACAAACACAACATTTCTCTCAGTTTGTCCTAAAAATTCTACCTCAACTTGAGTGTTATATTTATATGTTAAAGGAATATAATCACCAAATTGTTCTAGTATAACGTTTTTTAACATGTCATCATTATACATAAAAGAGTATACATAATCTTCTAAGTTTGCTCCGAATCTTTCGTCTCCTAAAACCTCGCCCTTTCTTGTAAAAAGACAAGTCTCAATCTGCGTTAATAGCATTGCGATTTCTTCCTCAGTTTGGAGAAAATCCGGATCAAATTGACTGTCATCTATATTCTTTATATAAAATTCCATATT